AAAAATAATCGTCCGGACTACATTGAGCTTGGACATCTTGCTATAGAAATATGTCCTGACATTGATTGGGGCGGGCTGTGGAAGAAGAAGGACTTTCCTCATTATAGTCAGCCTAAAGCTATTTCAGTTGAAAGAGTACTTGCTATTGAACCAGTTTGTATAAGGAGGTGATAATGGAGTTTATAATACTAGTGTTACTTATAAGTGTTGTATGGTTCTTTACTGGTTGGTTTGTAAGAGACTACGTCGCACGCTTTATACAGCGTTGTGAGATTGATATTGAAAAAACTTTTACATACAAAGATGAGGAGGATTAACTTATGGGTATTGACGCTATTTTAGCCATTGGTGGATTAGTTATTCCACCTGTAGTTGATTTTGTAAAGAAGAAGTTCTTAAATGAGAAAGACACTCCTGAACAAACATTATCAACGCTTGCTACTACAAAGCCTGACGTAATGCCAAGTTACATTGAGGCTCAGAGTAAGCTACTTCTTGCACAAAAAGAATACTTTAACCGAGATGTTTGTGGAACACCATCTCAGATTATTGTAAACTTACGTGCAGCTATTCGGCCTGTTGGTGTTGTGTTGTCTTTTATTATTTTATCTGTAATAGCTATTATCGGCGTGCAAAAGGTAGATTTCTTTGACAACACAGCTATTCAAGGCGTTAGATATGCTTGTATAGCTATATGCACTAGCTGGTTTGGTGATAGAATTGCTAAATAACAACTATGTTCATTAAATGAACAAAGGGGATTTTGGTAGATGTCTGAGGAAATATTAGGGCTAAGTAGAGAAAGTATAAAACTTATCTTGTCCCAATGCTATCTTTCTACAAAGGTAACAGCTAAGATACTGTTTCCAGATAGGTTCTATCTACCATTTTCCAGCTTGCACGATACTATATTTGATGTTCTAGATGACGATAGTATTCAACAAGTAGTTATTGTGGCACCTCGAGGTTTTGGAAAGACAAGTACCGTAAACCTTGCATATCCCGCCAAAAAAATCCTTTTTCAGGAAAAAAACTTTATTGTCCCAATAAGCTGCACAGCCACCCAAGCCACTATGCAAGGTGAGAACTTGAAGCGTGAGCTTCTCTCTAACCACGTTATCTCGACTCTATTTGGGCCTATGAAGTCAGATACGTTTAGTAAAGAGATGTGGGTTACATCTTCTGGTACTGCCGTTCTACCTCGAGGTGCCGGCCAACAAGTTCGTGGCATTTTGTATCAAAATAGTCGCCCAGACCTTATTATAATTGATGACTTAGAAGACGCAGAATCTGTGAGAAACGCAGAGCAGCGAGCCAAAACTAAGGCTTGGTTCTTTGAGGACGTTTTGAACTCTGTCAATAGAGCTAGTAAAAACTGGAAAATTGTAGTTATTGGAACTTTGTTACATGAAGATAGTTTACTTGCAAATTTACTTGGCGACCCAGCATGGAAGTCAGTGCACCTAAGCATTTGTGATGATAATTTTAAGAGTAACTGGCCTGACTTTATGAACGATGAGCAGATTGCTAACTTGGTTGACCAATATAGACGTATGGGATTATTAGATTCGTTCTATCGTGAGTACATGGGTGTGCCTATTTCAAAAGAAACTGCTCAATTTAAACCTGAAATGTTTAGGTACTTTCACGAAACTGACAAGGATTTCATGGAAGTTAAGAACAAACTTGAAAACATTGTGATTATTGACCCTGCTAAGACAGCAACATCAACTAGTGATGACACAGCTATTGTTGGAGTTAGTATTGATGTTACTACGCCTCGTATCTATGTACGGGACATTGTACGTGGAAAGCTGCATCCAGACCAGCAGTATAACGCCTGCTTTGATATGGCAGATAGAATAAAAGCCAAGGTTATTGGAGTTGAGGTGACTAGCTTAAACGAGTTCATAACATATCCACTAAAGACTGAAATGTTACGCCAGAAGCGTTTTTATGATATTGTAGAGTTAAAGGCTCGTGGAGATAAGATGTCTCGAATAGCAGCTCTTATCCCATTCTACCGCATGGGCTTTGTGTTTCATAATGAGGCTTGTTGCAAGGTGCTAGAGTCTCAACTATTGGCTTATCCTCGTTCTAAATATGACGACGTTATGGACGCGCTGGCGTATATAGTTGAGATGCTTGAGCTTGGAGAGAGATATTTCTCTCCTGAGATAGACCAAAATGACATAGAGTCAGAGTATGATGTTCTTACTGATGATGACTTTGACTATGAAGCTCGTAGGCCTATTAGAGGTTATCAGATAATATGATTGAAAGTGGACGTCCTTGGTTTTTTGATTATGAAGACGCAAAGCGTGGCTTGTTAAGCCTACAGGAGACTAGTTTATCTACTCTTGGTCTTGACCCAGATTTGGCTACTTTTAGCTTACCAAGCAACGTAACAATAAGTACTTTTATTGCCGCACTACTTGATGATGAAAGCGCCACAGCTGCTAGAAGCACTCTTGGTGCTACGAAGTGGCTAACAGAATATGTTATTCCGGTATCTTATAGCTTAACTGCTACTGAGCTTGAAGGATGTATTATAAATAACTGTGGGCAGACAGATGATATAACATATTGGCTGCCAGTTGCTGCGCCTGGCCTACACGCTTATTTTGTGTGCGGGACTGGAGTTAGTAAGACTCTATCATTAAAGGCAGATTCTAGTAATAAGTTCTACGCAAATGGTGTTGCTTCTAATTATGGTGAAGCATTAGTTACTACACCTGTTATTGGTAATGTGCTTCATCTGATGAGTTTTAAAGTAGACTCTACTTGGGAGTGGTTGGCAATAGCTTTAATAGGAATTTGGAATACATCTGGTATTAGCTCCACTCGTATGACTACTAGTGGAGACATTAGAATAACAACAACCGGTGATACAAGAGTAATATCTATGTGAGGTGCTTATGGCTGATGTAAAAATCTCAGATTTGGCGCAATCTACATCGCCTAGTTATACTGATATTCTTGAACTTGAAGTGTCTGGTGTTAGCAAAAAAGCAACAATTAAAGACACAGTTAAGGCTGGGGCGCATAGAGTTTATACAATAACATCTAGCTCTGCCCCAACTATTGACACTGATGCTTATGATTATGTTAGCATTACAGCGCTAGCAGAGGATATCTCATCTATGTCTACTAACTTGTCAGGCACTCCAATTAACTTTCAAAAGCTGGTGTTTCGTATCAAGGATAATGGAGTTGCTAGATCTATTAATTGGGGAGCCAGCTTTCAAGCTGGTACTATAGGGTTGCCGACAACTACTATTGTAGGAAAGACACTATTAGTTGGTTTTATGTATGATAGTGTAGATGCTAAATGGACTTGTGAAGCTAGTGGGAGTAGAAGTTAATGACAACTGCTATATTTAGACCTAACAGTGACGTACTAGTTGAGCAGGATAAGTCTAATCCATCTGTTCCTGCATATTCACTAGTTGACGAAGCTGTTCTTGATACTTCAGATGACTGTGCAACTGATGACGGTGTTTACAAGCTCAACTTGTATGGGCTTCCTAACCATACAAGTGAAGATGGTCTTATATCGTCAGTTAAAGTAAGCGCTGTTTGTGAGCGGTCTAGTCTTTTCAGGTCAAGCAAAGTAAAGCTAGCTATAAAAACTGATGGAACAGTTTACTATGGCAGTCAACAAGTTATAAGTGCTGACCCAACTACATACTCTACTACTTGGAGCACAAATCCTAAAACTGGTACAGCTTGGACGTGGTCTGATATTGATAGCTTAGTGGCTGGTTGTGCTATGAATAGTGGCTCTACTAGATATAAATGTTGGAATTATCAGTTATGGGTCGAAGTTACTTATACAGCTGCCGTAGCCCCTACAGTTACAACTAGTGGTAGCTATTCTTCATATCCTACATCTGTAACAGTAAGTGGTAGTATAACAGACACTGGAGGCTCAGAGCATGTATATAGACGTGGATTTGTCTATATGCAAGGTACTGAGGGAACTCCAGTGGTTGGTGTAAATAGTGTAGTTTATGAAGATGGTAACTTTGGTGTTGGTACATTTTTGTTGTCAATAACTGGACTAAACCCACTTACGTCTTATAGGGTTCGTGCGTATGCTGTAAACTCTGCTGGTGTTGGCTATGGAAGCGCCACAACAGTTACAACTTTGCAAGATGTTCCTACTGTTGTTACAAATAGTCCTACACAAGTAACTACTACATCAGCAACTTTAAATGGTACAGTTTCATCTACTGGCGGCTCTACAGTTACAAGACGTGGATTTTGCTACATACAGGGAACTAGTGGAACACCAACTATAGATGATAATGTAATAGATGAAGAAGGCACATTTAGTTCTGGGACATATAGTTTGTCTCTAGAAGGCTTGACACCTAATACTAGCTATAGAATAGTTGCATTTGCAGAGAATTCTTATGGTATTGCTTATGGAAGTGTAGTAGACCTAGCAACTATGTCTGTAGGATTCTTCTTATTTATGTAAAGGAGTTATATTATGCCAGCTATTCTCGACCCTAATTCTCAAGGAAGCTCTGTTGGATTTACGAGCACTGAATATTCATATCCAAATGACTTAGACTTACGGCCTACAAGTGAGCTTCATAAAAAGCTTATTACAGAGATTACTAATAGAGCTAGGGAAAGTAATAACGAGATGATGAAACGCCACGCTTCATGGAAGTCTATTGATAAGACACTTACTGCATTTATTGAGGCTAGTGAGGCTGAGCAAATGTTGAAGAATATGGACTCTAGAAAACCTATTTCCATTGTTGTTCCATATTCTTATGCGACACTAGAGACTATTTTGACGTATTTTGTAACTGCGTTTCTTGATGACCCAATCTTTCGTTATGAAGGTTCAGGGCCAGAAGACATTGTTGGTGCATTTCTTATGGAGCGTATTATTCAGCTACAAACTGTGCAGTTCAAGACTGCATTGGCATTACATACTATGTTTCGTGATAGCTTGGCGTATGGTTTTGGAGCTGTAGCACCAGTATGGGACAAAAAGTATGGCTATAAAACTATTCAAGCTAAGTCTGGATTTATGTCAGCTTTGTTTGGTAGATTTATATCTACAGGTAAAACTAAAACTTCTGTAGAGACACTACTATATGAAGGCAACAAACTTAATAACATTGACCCTTATCTGTTCTTGCCTGACCCTAATGTCCCTGTACATAATATTCAAGATGGTGAGTATGTTGGTTGGATTGAGTCTACTAATATAATGAAGCTATTAGAGCTTGAGCATAATGGAGAATTATTTAATGTGTCATATCTTAGGGATATTACTAGCGGAGGTAAGTCTCAATTTAATAGTACTAGTAACTCTGGGCGTAATGATAGATATGGTAATAATATCAAGGTTGCTACTACAACTACTCCTATTGACGTAGTCTGGATGTATTGGACACTTATACCTAGGCAACATAATCTTAGTTCATCTGATGCTCCTGAGAAGTGGCTTTTTGGCATGGCGGCAGATAAGTATATTATTTGTGCTAAAAAACTAAACTTAAACCACAATCTATATCCTATAGTAACTTGTGCACCAGATTATGATGGCTACAGTGCTGCACCAATTAGTAGGCTTGAGCTTATGCATGGAATGCAGGTAGCACTAAATTGGCTGTTTAATAGCCATATAGCTAATGTTCGTAAGGCTATTAATGATATGCTTATTGTAGACCCATCTCTTATTAATATCAATGACTTAGAGAAGCCTAGTGAAGGCCGGCTTGTAAGACTTCGTAGGGCTGCTTGGGGTCGTGGAGTTGAAGGTGCTGTTAAGCAGCTGGCAGTTGCTGATGTAACTGGAAATCATATTAGAGATGCGGCTGCTATTATTGAGTATATGCAAAGAACTAGTGCTGCTACTGACGCAGTTAGTGGAATGATACGTAAGTCTGGAGAGCGAGTTACAGCACAAGAAGATAGAAGCACACGCCAAAGTGCGTTATCAAGATTGGCGAAAGCCGCTAGAATTGCTAGTCTACAAGCTATGCATGACTTAGCGTATATGTTTGCTAGTCATACACAACAGTTGATGTCTAAAGATATCTACATCAAAGCTGTTGGAAGTTGGCCAGATGTTTTGAAAGCTGAGTATCCACCAAACTCACGTATTCAAGTTACTCCTTTTGATGTACTTGTTGATTATGATATAGTGCCTAAAGATGGTACTTCTCCAATAAATGGAGATATAGATAATTGGGTAGAGGTGTTTAGAATTCTATCTCAACAGCCTATGCTTATGCAGAAGTTTGATATGGTAAGAATTTTTAAACATATAGCTAGACTAGCTGGTGCTGGCGATGTTAGCGAGTTTGAGCTTCCTAGTGCTCCAAATGTCCAAGCTAATATAATGCCTACTCAGCAGGTCCTAGACAATGTTCAAAGAGGTAACCTTGTGCCTATAGATTCTGTGAGGTAACTATGTACGAGTCTGATTTTGAAAATCTTAAAGCTAACCCTGTATGGAAGGAGGTAGAGGCTACTCTAGTGGAGTTAAAAGCACAGTTAGTACAAGACATAACTGAAGCAGACCCACTAGAGCAAGCCTCTTTCATACTTAGGCAACAAGGTAGATTACGGATGGTAGAGTTTATCTTTGAATTATTACAAGATATACTCTTGGAGATAAAACAAAAATCTAACGTAAAACAGGAGGATACAAAGTAATGGAACAGACACAATTATTTACACAAGAACAGGAAGTTAATGACATTATTGACTTTGCGCCAAGTACTGCGCAGGAACCTAACAGCGCTTCTACACCTGAAAATGACGCGCAAGACATGCCTAAAGAGTCATCTTCATCAAGTGCTACAGCTAGCTCTGAGGAGCCTCCTCAGACTCCTCAGTCTACTGAGCCACCTAAGCCTTCAAGTGAGTTAGGTAAGCCGCCTAAAGAAGCTCCTGTGCAACCTCAGGCTCAGCAACAGCCTCAGCCTCAGGCTCAACCACAAGCTCAACCTGAGTCTGAGCTAGATAGATTAAAACGCGAGAATGCAGAGCTCTTACAGCGCTTAAATGAGGTTGCTGAAAAAGCATTTACACAACCTCAGCAGCGCCAGCTTACGCCTGAAGAGCAGGCAAAATATGCAGAAGCTATGCGTAAGCAAGTCTTGCCATTTGTAAAAGATGATGCAACATTTGACGAAGTCATGAGCAAATCTGAGAACTTCAATGCACTGCTGACTGGAGTAGTCAACACAGCAGTTGAAAGGAGTCTAAGGCTTATGCCGCAGGTGGCTATGCAACTTGTGGAACAGCAGATGACTTTCAAGTCGGTAGTTGATGCATTCTACCAGGACAATGCAGACTTGAAGCCACATAAAAAGTATGTTGGCTTTATAGCCAATGAAATTGCTTCTCAACATCCTGATTGGGGCATAG